TCTTTATTACTGATTCTACCTGTTTTTATTTCAGCAGGAGACAATACAGTTCTTAGACCAGAGTTAAAGAATGTAACTGTTCCACCTGTTTTCAAACTAAGGTATATTTCTTTTTTACCATCACCAATCAAAGTAATATCAGTAACAACGGGCCCCAAATTGTTATTGATAACAGGAATCTTGGATGAAATTAAAACTTTTGGTGTGTAAACAAAAGGTCGTTTGTTGTTTAATTCACCAACTTCTTTAACTTCCAATTTTTTGAATTTGTTTAATTTGTGTAACTTATTAATATCTTCTACTGCTTGCAATAATTTTCCATCAGTAATCTTCTCACCATTCCACCATTGTCTCAAGGCTTCTGCAAGTTGACCTTCATAAGCGTTACCTTTATTTTGAACACCACGACCACCAGAGGAACCAGAACCAAATTTCATTGTTATTTTTGTGACCTTGGTTTCTCTTTTAATTTTTGCCAAGTCAATATCAGTTTGCAAATCTCTAGTGACATTAATCTTAGCAATTGCTGCAGGATCAACATTGACTGGAGTTTCAATCTTTGGAAATTTAGATTTCAAATAAGCAAAGACATTGATTATGTCATCTATCTTTGCTTTGTCACCCTTTAGGGTTTGCTTTATTTCAGTAGCAGTTTTGGGAAAAAACGTGTATGCCATGGGGTCCTCAAATAAAGTATTTATCGGATAATTTGAATGTCCTTTCCGGAGGTCCAGACTTCCAATTCTGTTCTCAAACGACCTTCATTGTGTAGTGTAACATACCGATTTACAGCCTTGTTTCTCCACCATTCAATCAAGTTTGCCAGTTTGTGTTTTTCATAGTTTTCACCAGGAATAAGCACATCCGTCTTACAGTTAACATAGTCTACCATGTTTTTGAAACCATAGTCACTGACATAATATCTTTTTTGTTCTGTCAACCCTTTGGCCTTCTCAATCGTTGCTAAGAATGTATTCCCTTCAGTTGTTCCTTTTAGAGCAGCTTTAGTTAAGGAAATTATCTTCATGGAAATCTTCAATTTTTTACTTGAAGTTTCATCTTCCACAAGTTTGCCCACCTTACTTTCAACAAAGTCACGCAAATCTGAATATGGTTTACCGTGCATCATAGGCAAAAAGTCTGAGTCTGTCAATCCCTTATATTTGATATATGGTTTCATACCATCATACTGAGATACTGTCTTAGAACTTCCGTATAAACTGGTAGTCTCAAACAAACACAGATTCATACCATACTTCTTGTTCACAATCTCACGGACTTCATGTGAAGTGCAGATTGCAGCCAACAGTTTACCACCAAGATAGTTGTAACCGAATGGTTGTGCAGGCACAATCACAAAACCCATCATTGCAGAGTTGTTGAATCGTTTACCCCACTCAGGTTGTTGTGTAAACACTTGTCCAAGCATTTCGTTGCGAGGTTTACAGTTGATTACAGGTGAACCAAGACGGATGAACCCCACATACTTTCCGGTGGTTTTCTCTTTGACTGCCAACTTAACATTACGACCAACCGGTGGAATATTTACATGTGAAGATGTGATATTGAGTAGGTTGGTCCAAGTCTCATTGTCAATTTCAACCACTTCAAAGTTCATGTCTTTTGGATGCATGGTGAATTCTTGGAACAATTCATCTTCAATTGGAAATAAAGGATTAGATGGTAGTTCCGCCAGAGAATTTAATTTCTGGTCACGCATGTATTCATCAATACGGTCAAAGTTACCAAAGTAATCTTCAAATACTTTAGCACAGTGAACGGCATCATTAAATTCTAATTTCATACTTTAAATCCATCAAAGTTTTTCTTTCTTTCTCTATCACCAAATGTATTCAATGGTTTATCTGTGATGCCGGCATCTGCCAAGCCATCTTGTGCTGATTGTTCCACATCATATAAACGCATTTTGGATCTATCAATTCCAACAGTGAATCGTTTGTAATAATTAGGATCACTATAACGATTCTTCAATTGTTTAACCATGATTTGACCCATTTCTTCCAATTCTTCAGAAGAAACTAGAGCAAACATCAAATCAGCTGTTGCTGGCAAACCAAAAGATTCAGAGGTATCCTCAAGTCCGGGGTCTGAACTTGAAAAACCGGATCTTGTGGTCTGAGTTGCAGATACAATCGGGACTCTGAATTCAACTGCCAAGCCTCGCAATTCCTCAGCGATTGCTTTGACATAGGTATAAGAGTTAACATTTGCTCCTGCTTTGATCCTTGATGAACAACAAATATTAAGATAATCAATAAAAATGATATCAGGAGTAAAAGACTTTTTAAGGTTAAGTTCATTAAGTAGAGTGCGAAAGTGAGTGCTGCTAGCGGAAGCCGTAGGATATTCTTTGATGATAAGTTTACCCACAGTCTTTTCACGCAGTCGATTGATTTTCTTATCATACATGTCCTTTGGTAAGTTAGTTAGGTCATCAACCGTCACATTCAAAAGATTTGCGTCAATGCGTTCCGCAATTTTCTCCTCAGCCATCTCCATCGTAATATACAAAACATTTTTACCTTGAACAAGAGCACCAGCAGCAACATGACACATAAAAAGAGACTTGCCGACACCTGTACCAGCCAAGGCGATATTGAGTGTCTTAGCTGGAAGTCCGCCTTTGGTGATTTTATTAAAGAACTCAAGGTCGAATGGCAATCGTTCTTCTTTTCTGTGGTAGAATTCATATCGTTCATCTGAATTTTCCAAATAGTCGTGACCAACAGAGTTATCAAAACTTACAGCCAAGGCATTCGATAATAGAGTGGGAATCGCACCTTTCTCGGAGGTTTTGTCCTTTCCCTCAAGTATAGAAATTGACCCCAATACAGCATTGTAAATGGCCTTCTCTTGGCAGAACTGTTCGGTTTTGTCAATAATCCATTGAAGTTCTGGTCTCTCAAATGGAGTTGATGTAATCTCTTGTAAATCTTGTCCGATTTGCGCCACTTGGTCATCCGTGAGATTTCTCCTCTCTTGGATGGCCAATGTAACTGCCTCAATCGTTGGTGTGTTATTGTAAGTTTCGACAAACTCGTTGATAACTTTGAACAACGTGCGGTCGGAATTCTGAGTGAAATATTCGGGTTTAAGAAACGGGAGAACTTTCCTGATATACTCATCATTGTAAATTAAATTCTTTAGTATCGTCTGTTCCAGTCTCATCAATTATATCCTGTTCCATATTAGATGACATTAGATCCACTAAAAGTGGACCAATGTAGTTTTTAAATGCCTCGTCACTTTCCATTTTCTTAGGCTTCATAACTGGAGATTCTAACACATAATAAGCAAAAAGTAAATAGACATTTCCATGTCTTTCTTCAAACTTTACCTTACCATATTTGAAAACGGTATCCTTATAAGGACCCGTTAACAATTTAATGTGAACAGCCGAACCATCATCTTTAGGATAGATGAAACAATAATCAGTTCCTTCAAGTAATGTCATAGTGAGTTTGATAGTGTCTTTTTATCATCTTCGGTAAAAGCCATAGCTTGACCGGTTGCTTTATATGCCATTGAAGATACAGCTAAAGTGTCAAAACCACGCATATAGTTACCTGCACTGAAATTGGCAGTTTTGGAGTTCAATGCACCAAGAGAAGCAGAAACGGATGAAACTTGGTCAAAGTTGGCACCCAAGAATACAACTTGCCAATTATATTCATTTTCCCATTTTTCAATTTTTGCCTTAATGGTGTGTTGTGCATATTCTCTGCTTGCATTTTCGTGACCGTCAGTCATAATAACCAACACAGTTTTTTCCACACCATCTTCTTCGGCAGTTTTCATAATCTTTCCGCAAGAATCATAAAGTGCGGTCATGCCACGTGGATATGCATCCGCATCAGTAATGTCTGCCCATGCAGATACAGGACAATCACGAATAACATTATATTCGTTGTCGAATACTGCTAGGTGAATCATATCATCCACATCCAATTTTTTTACATAAGAACCAATCGCTTTGACTGCTTCTTTCCAAGTTGCTTCCATAGAACCCGAACGGTCCAATAAAATATAAACATTCATATCAATTCTCCTTTAAACACCATTAGTAGTTTCAACTTCAAAAGTTTCATCAATATCACCTTGCATAATTTCCGTAGCAGCAACACGATATTTGTTTTCGATGAAATCACGGAAAGACTTCTGTTTCAGTATTGGCATCCAGAACTCTTTTGTTTCGGTATCTTTGATTCGGTATTTCTTTTCATCAACAACACCATCTTCGTCTACTTTGCTATACCAACCATTGGATGGTTTAACCACATGCTTGGACTCAAGTGCAAGGTCAAGTAAACCAGACCACTTGCTAATACCACCGTCAAAAGATACGCTGACAGGTATCTTAGATTTTTCTTTGACATATCTAGATTTTTCTACATTAATAATAAAATTATATCCAACAATTTCGGTTCCTTCTTTTTCTTGTTGTCTACCGATAATGAAAATGTTGTCAGCAGAATAATAAGAACCTGTGCCGCCACCAACGATATCTTTAGGGAACATTCCAATTTCTTTGTATGTGTGATTCACAACAATCATAGGAATATCTTTCATTGTCAAGTGTGGTGTTACCATACGGAACAATGATTTAACTTGTTTGGCACGAGACATATCTGCAACAGATTTACCTTCGAGTGCATCTTCAACTTCTTTCTTAGAAGCCAAGTTACCAATCGAATCAATGACAATAATAAGTCTGTCACCTCGTTCCAGTTGTGTGAGTTGTTGCATCACATCAAATTTTAACTGTTCAATGTCTGTAAGAGGAGTATGGAGCACCCGCTCTGTGTCAATACCAAAACTATCAAAATAAGACTGTGGAGTGCCAAACTCCGAATCGTAGAACAGTAATGCTGCATCTTCATATTTGTCCAAGTATGATTTGGCCATCAATAAACTGAATGCTGTCTTAAAGTGTTTGGATGGACCTGCCCACATTGTAAGACCTGGTGTTAGACCACCGTCCAACTTACCAGAAAGTGCCACATTAATAATTGGCACTGCGGTCGGAATCATGTCCTTATCTGTAAAGAACTTTGATTTTGATAAGATAGCAGATTCTTTGATGCTACTATTCTTTTTAATTTTATCTAATATACTCATTATTCATCCTTTAAAATTTACCACCATCACGAACCTCTTTAAATGAATATGGTTCATCATAATCATACTTAGGCTCTAACTTTTTTACTGGTTCAGTTGGTAAGTGGTGTTCTTCATATAAACCTGGTGCCAAATGAACTTCTACCTTCTCATTTGTGATTGGTGGTATTGTTTCACCAGTCACATCATCAATTACTATCATATTGTTTCGATTAACTTCCACAACTTCAGGTTCACTCATAACCATTTCTTCTTTTATATCTGTTTGCGGGGGTTTTGCAACCATTGGTGCCAAATCTTTAAAATGAACGAATGGTTTTTTCAGATATGCATATGGATCAACTGGTTCTTCATGTTCTTCATGGTTCTTTTTTAACTCTTTGGCGGCTTCAATCACTAAGGCAAACATTTCATCTGAACTGATGCTTACATTTCCTGTTTGTTCATCGGTTGTAACAATTCCAGGAAACACATTTGCAACCTCTTGTGCAACGAATCCTTGGTATTGTTCTGCTGCTTCTTCATCCAGTTGTCTTGCGTTTTGTTTGGCTCGTTTGAAGAAATTCTCAACACCATCCAACTCAACTTTTTCCTTCATTGACATATTGTATGCAATCAATAACAATACTGCCAACGGATCAAATACAACCATAATCAGCATAATGACAAGGCGAACTGCTCTGTCAATAATGTCTGCTTCACCTGAACCATAGATTAGTTCGGCCACATATTTTATCGGTCCAAAATCTGATTCCGCTTTCTGTAACTCAATAGAAAGGGGTGACCTTTCATCAGTATACTGAGCAACAACTTTCTGTTGGGTTTCAATGTTAGAAAGTAGTCTAGAGCGTTCTTTGGCCTGCCCTTTACGGAGCGCAACTGCTTTGTCCGCACCTTTTTCATCTGTGCTTCGACCCATAACTTGGTCCACAGCCTCATCCATTTGTTTGAGTGCTTTGCGATTTTCATTAATATTCTCCTTTGCAATACGAATTTTCTCATCCAGCATTTGCACTTTCATTGCTAGTGGTGCGGTATCAGCAGAATGTTCCAAGTGTGCCTTGGACAAATAACCAAAGATACCCATACTGGTAATCAACATCAGAATAACCGAAGCTGCCGTCAGATATACTTTCATACCAATAGGTGCAAATTTCCAGTTACGGTATAACCAGGACACCGTTACCAATTTGGATGCTTCAAGTGTTGAACCCATAATGATAATTGGCCAGAAAGAACCTGGAAAGATTGCGGCTAGGCCAATAACAGAATAGTAACCAGCTACACCAGATAATAGTAGTGCGGTAAGTAAAGTTAATAATATCATCCGAAAAAGTCCTCTAAGGAATTGGTTTTCTCTGCCGACCAATTCATACACTTTAAGATAACATTAATTGGTTCCAGAAAAGCTTTATCGAATTGTAAATCATAATCAATAAAGTTGTCAAGCTCAAATTCTTTTGGAATTCTTCCTGGAAATGAAATAACATCATTCTTAAAATGGTTCGGCATCTTCAAATAGGTAAATTTAAGTTTTTCACCTTCTTGAATCAATGGATATTTTTTAGTAAGTTCCAATCTCTTTAGATTGTGGTTGTATATGATTGCACCACGAACATGAATGGGTGTTCCTTTTTTGAATAACATCACCGGATCGGAATAAGTATTTAACCCGTTTAATCCTCGTGGAAAAGATATTTCTTCCGCTGGTAATTCTTTAAACTCTTTTCTAAAATTGGCAATAAAGTTTTGAACTTGTTCTTCGGTTCCAGTCATCATCAATTTGATAGATTCTTTCATCTTCTCACGGATAGCAGAAGGTGTGGAAGATTTAATCATTTCCAGACCCATGACTTTCATCTTGGGTTCGGCATATTGCACACCTTCGTTGTTATATACATTTAGAATATAACGCTTCTTGGCAGTCCATACACCTTTGTCGGAAAGACCTTCACGTTTCATCTGCATCTTTTGTGCATATGCGTGGACATAATCAGCCAACTCTTTGTATGACTTGTCGATATAAGGTTGTATCTTTTCTTCACAGATTTTATCCATGACAGAAATTACTTTTTGTCTATCTGTTTGGTCTTTGACGAACTTGTCCACCAATTCACCCATACGCAAATAGATTGAATCGGTATCAGATGCGATAACATAGTCCGCACCTTCAGTGCCAAGAATCTTATTCATGTAGGCATTTATTTTACCTTCAATCCAACGAATGGATAATTGACCTGCCGTAGTGACTCCCAAAGCCATGCGTAGGTCATAAAACCTAAAATACTGGCTTCCCAAAGCACCGTAGGCGGAATTAAGACTAACTTTCTTTGCGAGTTGTAGGTTGTCGTATCTTGCGATTCGTTTTTCGATTTCGTATTTTTTGCTTGGGTCTTTTTCATTCTCATACTCCTGTTTTGCTTGTAACATCAACTTCTTAAACTTCTTACGGTCTTCATACATTTCTTCACACATGGCAGGCAAGAAACCTTGTTTATCAGTGCGGAAAAATTGTCCGTTTGGTGTGATTGTGTAACCATTCATATTTGATAGATTAACTGACTTAACCAATAATTTATCAACGCTTACACCTTGAGAAAGAATATCTCTCATTTCTTGTGTGTAATCTTCAGGTAAGATTAGTGATTCTGGTGAAATGTTGTATTGCATCATCAAGTGAGGATACAAACTGTTCAAGTCAAACGATGCAACCCAATTGTGTAGGCCAACTTGTGGTTCTTTTACATATGCACCTTCAAATGCTGAATCTTTATCCTGCACTTCACGAGGTGGCACAATGATGCCTTTGTTAAGTAGGTAGGAATAAGTCATCGAATCCCACATACGAGTCTGTGCAAAGATATCTTCGTAATTACACTTGGTATCATACGCAAGGGTCAAACCAAGTTCCAACAATTTCAGCTTATCATCAATGCGTTCAACAAGCACAACGTCTTTGATGTTATACTCAATAAACTTCTGATGGTTCAAACGATACAGTGCATGTAGGTTGTCATACTCATCATATGACATTTTGCGTTCACCAATTTCCACATTGGCAATATTATCAAGGCGATATGATTCTTGTGACTTGCCACCTGGCGCATACCATTTGTATAGTTCAATATAATCAAGTGATTCGATACCTACAAAACTATATGCAATCATTTGACGACCATTAATTACAGTCTTGCGTTCAGAGATATAGTTCCATGGTGACAATCGTTTAGTCTCATCTTCACCTAGAATTTTACGAAAACGATTAACCAAATATGGAATATCAAAAAACTTGATGTTCCAACCAGTGATAATATCTGGTGTATGTTGAACCCAATGCATGAGAAACTTTTTACACAAAGTGTATTCATCATTACATTTGATATATTCAACATCAACACCTGGATTTGTTTCGTCTAAAGAATTGTCATAATCACCGCAACCCCATACGACCATACGACCACCGAGTTCTTTCAAACCGATAGCTGTAATTGGTTCGTTGGCCAGATATGGATCAGGGAAACCATTTTCTGAACCAACCTCAATATCAATGTTGGAGATTAGAATTTTATCTTTATCCCAATCAACCATTTCTGGATGTTGGTCGGCAATATATGCATATTCATATCGTGTGTTGCCGTAGATTTTTGGTGCACCAGGAAGACCGTCATATTGTTTTACAAAGTCTCTGGCTTCACGAATGCCATCAAATCTTTTTGGAACTAAATCTATACCATCCAAAGATTTGTGTGTGCCTTTTCCTTGACGGGCAGGAAGATACAGTAGTGGTTCATAATCAATTTTAATTCTAATTCTTTTACCGCCAGAAACGCCACGATAAAGAATTTTGCCGCCCAAAGATTGAACGTTTGTATAAAAATTTTTCATTAACCTGTAATAATTTGTTGTTGACCTGGAAGAATAAGTCCTACACCGAAAATCTGGTCATAGTTTTTGACAAAATCTTCTGCTGGAACATAGGAGTATACTACATGTTGAACCAAAAAGTCAATTGTGATACCAGATTTTTGTTCGGAATGTATAGGAAATGGTGAGAATCCAACATTAGGAGTGCCATCTTTACCACGAACAATACTGATACCTAAAGGATTTTTGATAGTAAACTTCTCGTTCGTTTCATCCACCACTTCACCGATGACTTCTTCACCGGTAATCAATTTAAAAGCATAAATTTTCATTTGTTTTCCTTACCTAAATAATTATATATTGACCTGAATCAGCATTATATCATTTTTTCATCATCAAGTCAACTAAAAAAATGGTATAAAATAACACAAAAATGGATCCAGTCACACTATTTGCTTTAGCAAACGGTGCTGTTTCAGCCGTCAAAGCAGGATGCAAACTTTACAGAGATATTAAGGGTGCTGCAGGAGAAGTCAAAGACGTTCTCAAGGATCTTGACGACCAGTTTAAGAAGCTACACCCACCTGATAAACCACCAACAGCCGAACAAAAAAATCAGTTCATCCAAGAAAAAAACCGCATCATTGAACTCAACAAAAAGGCCAATTCAGGCCAAGATGGTGATGTTTATGACAAAATTGCCGAAGAACTGTCCGTATATTTTGAAAATTATGCTAAGTGTATAGCTATCTTTGAACAAGAAGAAGCGAGAGCACAAGAAGTTTACACAGGTGATGCTTCTGTGGGCAAACGAGCATTGCAACGTGTGGTCATGCGTAAGAAACTGGAACACATGGGAACAGAATTGCGTGAATTACTAGTGTATCAATCACCACCAGAACTTGGTGCATTATATACTGATGTTTCTGAAATGATGGAAAAGATTGGCAAAGAACAAGCAATTGCTATTCAAAAGAAAATGAAGCAAGATGAAATTGATGCGAAAAGAAGAAAGAAAAGACTTGCAAAATTAAGAATAGAAATGGCTTGGGGTCTAACATGCATAATACTTTCATGCACAATAGGTTTGATGTTTTCCTTTATAGTTGCGGATAGAATAAAAAAATATCCACACCTAGGTGACGGTTGGATTCCAAAAACTGAAGAACAAAGACGCAAAGAAGCGGAACCAAAAGTTTACATAGGACGATAATGTTTAAAATTACCGATAAATTATTGGCTAACGGATTATTCATCGCAACAGTAATAGTTCATTGCACTAGTGCAATAATAACAACAGGAGTATATGTTCTGACAGCACTCATTATCAGTTGGTGCGAAAGAAACCTTTAATCTGTAAAGGATAAGTAAATGATTGATATTTACGGAGTAATGGATTGTTACGTTCAATTATATTTGTATTTTTATTTTTCACCATACTTCTTGGCCAACAAACTGTCTACGCAGGATTCTTTACCGCAAAATCATGGGTTGTGTCGGATGTAAATGGTCATGTCTTGGACGGTGAAAACTATGATGCTGTTAGACCAATTGCTAGCATAACCAAATTGTTGACGGTTATGGTTGTCATGGATGTTAATCCAGACATGAATGAAAAATTAAAATTGACAAACAAATTGAGTGATAGGTTACCTGCTAAAAACCAAGTATTGAGTAGAGCCGATTTAATTTCTATGGCAATAGTTCATAGTAGTAATCGAGCTGCATACACATTATGCGAACATTATCCTGGTGGAATGAGTAGATGTGTTGAAGCGATGAACAAGAAACTTAAATCTTTGAACATGCATAATTCGGTTGTGTATGAGCCTACAGGTTTGGATAAAAGAAATGTTAGCACAGCTAGAGAATTGATACACTTAACCAAAAAAGCAGCAGAGTATAGTAATATTGTTTATGCCAGTAGAAAAACAGAAATAAAAATAAAAATAAACAAAAAGTGGTTTATTTTTAGAAACACCAATCCAATGATTGGTTACTATCACAATATAGTGGTCAGTAAAACTGGATTTATAAGTGACTCTGGTGGTTGCATTACACTATTAATGGACACCAATGCGGGAGAAAGAGTTGTGGTTGTATTGGGAAGTAAGAATACAAAGACTAGAATTCCTGAAGCGGAATTTATATATGAAGTTTTCAAGGATGAGTAATTGGTTGCGGGTCACGGAGTTGCACCGGAACTGAGGATTATGAGCCCACTGTGATACTGTTTCACCAACCCGCCAAATTATTTATTATTGATTTCGTTTTGTTTTAACACATGTTCGAACGCTTCATCTTCCGCAAGAGCATCTTCTGTGTTTAGAACATCATAATATTCGTTTTTATTTGTGCCAGTGTTATCTTCTGTTTTTGGTTTTCTACCCCAATCAATTAAGTCCCAATTACTATGAACCTTATTGATATCTTCTTTGCGGCGACCTGAACCTTTACCACCGTCCGACATGTTATTCTCCGTAGATATATGCGATATCTTGGATTTTCACTATAAAATATTCACCAGCCTTGACCGCTTTTCCCCAATCGGGTTGAACGACCTCACCAACTTGCACATCGGTAACTTCAGGTCCAATCGCCAAAACTTTGGCTCTATCTGGTTCTTCGGAGTGTTTAAGAATAATACCAGAAGCGGTCTCCTTAACATTTTCCAAACGTTCAATCAATACTTTATCGTGCAATGGTTTAATATTCATAATAACCTTAAAATGGAGCGGCGATACTGATTCTCACAGCAGTCACGGGAGGGCATCCACATGATGTTATTACGTTCGCCGCATAAACTTGGAGCGGGATGAGAGAATCGAACTCTCAACTCTAACTTGGAAGGATAGCGTTTTGCCACTAAACTAATCCCGCATTATCATTTTGAAATACACTGTTCTTGATTCAATCAAGTGCCTTCGTTAGGGTCTGCAACAGTATACTTCAAAATGACGCCTATTATATAGGCGCCAACCCATTACAATACTTTGTAACGGTCATCCATAATGGTTTTCAACATTACGGATTCTGGTGTGAAACCATCTAGGTCACCACTCAGCAAAGGTTTCACGATTGCTGGTGAGAATCCAGATACCAGAGCAGTGCCGCCCTTGTCAAACTTCACTGGTGTGTTACCATATGAAGCATTCAAGTTCCAGAATACTACTTTAGGCATTTCGTATCCAGATTCACGGTACTTGCGTTCAATCATTTCGATTGCACTGTCATCGTAGTTAACGCATCCGTTAAACTGCATGTCTGACAGAATCAAAAGCACTTCAGGCATTTCTGCTTGAGGTACATTGCCTTTTACAGCAGTGTCCAAGATTTTCTTGAACGCAGCATGTAGGTTGGTGCTCATTTGCCAATCGGAACGAACCATTTGGTCAATTTTTTCGTTGATACGACCTTTTAGGTGTAACAACTGTGGAGAAGAGCTAAAGGTCAAGAAAGTATCCTTGAACTTACCAGTGTTTTTATCTGCAAGGTATAAACCAAGAGATACGGCCACTTCTAAACAGGTTACGCCTGATTTAGAAGCATGTCCACCTGCTGGGCAGGTCATTGAACCTGAAACGTCCACCAAAGGTAGAACATTTGCATCACCAACATAGTTAGGCAATGCAGCCCATTGGGCTTCGATTAGGTCCAATTCGGTCTTATCGAATTTTTGGCCATATGAGGACATACGACCTTTCAACACATCGTAAGGGAAAACAGCCGAAGCGTTAACCTTTACATCTGCACTACGTTCAGCCACTGGCTTTTGTAGTTCTGCAACATAAGCTGCATATGCAGGAGTGTTGCGGTTGAAAGCCTTCTTGTAACGGCTAGCCGCCACAGATGGCACATGTGAAAAGTTGATGGTGTCCCATTCCTTTGCACACATTTGAGTTTCAACCACCTTGGTCATTTCAACCAAGGACTTACGATAAAACTTAGGAGACATTCCGAAGAATGTGCGGATTTCCTGAGCGATTTTACCTTTACGAGGAGTCCACTTTGCTGCCAAACCATTACGTTCACGCAGCGCATCACCTAACATGGTGTATGCAACAGACTTCATCACATCAGTGTCGAAAACGAAAATATCGTCCCAACGACCAAGTTCTGGCACTTTTGCCAATAGAGCCTTTGCGGCTTCTACGTCAGTCTTTTCCAAGTAACGCAGAATTGAACGGAATGATTCCCGTTCACCAGCACCACCACGAATGTCACGAGCCCATGCGGCAACACGAAGCGCCAAATCACGGTCTTGCACAAATGCGGCCACGAAAGCAGGAGTTACATCCTTACCACGTGAGGCGCCGATATTGAAAAACAAATCCACAACAGAATTAGCAGTGGACTTACGAGCCTTCATGCCATTGGCAGTGCGGGCTTCTTGATTAACAACGGCATTTACAAAAGTGTTCATAACTATCTCCTTCAAAAAAACTGGATGAGCGAGACAAGTAATTAGTATTCTGGTCCCCCACCTCGCATACGCTAGTCTCAGGACCCTATCATATATCGTATATGCCCGCTTCTGAATCTCGTCAGACACCAAGATAGTTTCTACTACCAATATACACCTTACGGTGTCATTGATACGGGATTTCTCCCGTTAGCTTTATAGTTTGTTTTTGCTGTATTCATCCAAAAAACAACAGGTAAGTTTCCTACTTTTTGTTTACAGTGAGAATATCGAAACTCACCTTCGCTGGTCCCATTTCAATAGAAACCTTCAATGCACTCGGTCAAGACTCCGTGCTCCAGTTATACTACCATAGGATGTCAGCTGTTCAGTTATTAATTGATGCTGTAACTTACCTAAAAACTTTCTTCAATGTTTCATAACAAGATGTTATTATATCATTAAAAATTTGTAGTGTCAAGCGGTATGTTGTAAATATACCACAATGTTTGGTGCCCCGTGACAGAATCGAACTGCCAACCCCTGATTACAAAACAGGTGTTATACCACTTAACTAACAGGGCAAATTTGGAGCGGGTAGCGAGAATCGAACTCGCAAATAAACCTTGGCAAGGTTTCAGGTTACCTTTACATCATACCCGCAATTTGTTTATTATATATGCTTTCGAATCGTTTGGCAAGCGCTTTATGAAAATAAATTTCCAGTTTCTTCAAACCACAGGAAATCTAATACGGAAGTATTCAAAGTTTCTAGTGCTTGTTTTGGTGTTTCCACCAAAGGTTTTCCAGCAAGGTTGAAACTTGTATTCAACAGTATACCATGACCCGAAAGTTTCTTAAATTCAACCAGGAGTTCATACAAATATCCATTAGATACAGTTTGCACTCTACATGTATTATCAATATGTGTAACACCTGGAATCAAATCGGTTTTAACATCAAATGATTGTGTCATAAACAGATTCTTTTTGGTTCTACCCATATCAAAATACAACTCAGCATCTTCTTCCAAAACCACAGCAGCAAATGGCCTATACCATTCTCTCCGTTTGATTTTGTTAACAATGTCTTTTGCATTAACATTCAATGCATTAAACAATATTGACCGATTACCCAATGCTCTTTGACCAGCTTCTGCCAATCCTGTATAAACTGCCACAGATTTGTTATCATATAACAATCGTGCAACATCCTGAACCGATGCATACTTACCATCAAATTGAGTAACATCATATTTCAAACCATGAAAAGATATATTCTTTATAGGTTTGATTGACATATCACCAGTTTCTTTTCGATAGTGAAACATTGCACATCCAATGGATATTCCACTATCGGTTGACAATGGTTCAAAATAAAATTGAACATCTGGAAATTGTTTGACATAATGCGAATTCGCAAGTATGTTCATTCCATAACCACCACAAACACAAACATTTTTGATACCTGTTTTTTCTATTGCCTTACTAATCAAATTAGTTGCAACTTCCTGTGTTTGTAACTGTAAATCTTTACCATGGTTCGCATACGGTTTATAATTTGTCTTTGTCAATATTTTTTGTATTGGCAATTGTTTCAAAGAAATTACCGTATCTGGTCCACCTTTTCCATGTTCTGTAATTTCGTTTACAGATTTATAATGAAAATTTTCTGGATAACCATTTGGTGGAGAAAATATAGGAAGAAAATCGTGTGCTGAACAATCAAAAGATTCTGAATCAACGAAATATTTTTCCTTTATGTATTTTTCACCTGTTGGTGTTCCATATGAAGATAGACCCATAATTTTACCGGCCTCATCCATAGATTCACCAATTTGTTTTGCTCCGGATCCATACAGCAATCCTATGCCCATATAGTGTCCAAATTGGAATTCACAATCACTATGTTCTGTTTCACATGAAATTATTTCCTTGGTGTAATCGTGACCAGGATATGAACTATAATTTTTGTAAATTGGTTTAATCGTATTTGGATAATTTGCAACATATAATGATTCACATTCCTTATATGTCATAAATTTATTATTGCCAGCAGTGCTGAATCTTACTTCACCTGCACCATCAGCAACAAAAACAATTGATTCTTCAAAACCACTATTGAAAAATGCCAGTGCAGCATGATTGTCGTGGTGCTTACTATCATATTCTATTTTAGGAAAATGATTGTATTTCCTATAATATTTGAGAATAAAACTTTTAATGTTGTTTGTTAATTTGTTCCATTCTTTTTTAACTTCATCATAGTTATCAATTGATTCTGGTAAAATTGATTGAACAACATTGTGTTGTATTTGTTCATCAACATTTTCTATTGATGCTTCGAAAAATTTCATCGGTTTAGTTAATGAAATCTTCAATAGTTCTGGAAAAGATTTTGATATTTTTTCCAATGATTCATCATCGTATCCATGATTGTTTGTAATCTCCAATCTATGGAATCCACTAACAACAATCTTATCGAAAGTTAAATTGGTGTTCAACACATTAAAGAAACAATGTGTTAACCTGTGGTCATATTTTACACCACTAAATCTTTCTTCTAAGAAGTATGTAATTGTATCACCATCATATATGCAACATGATGAATGATGAATTGCATGGTCACTGTGTATTGATAATATTCTCATATAAACTAAATTGGTGCGACTGGCCGGACTCGAACCGGCACGCCATAAAGACGGGAGATTTTAAGTCTCCTGCGGCTACCTATTACGCCACAGTCGCAAATTGGTCCGGCGTGAGAGAATCGAACTCCCATCAGAAGGGTAGAAGCCTACTGTATTATCCATTATACTAACGCCAGAATTTGGTGCCCCAGGTCGGACTCGAACCGACACGCTTTCGCACTGGCTTCTAAGACCAGCGTGGCTACCAATTACACCACCGGGGCAATAAATACTTTTATGTCAAAATTAAAATCAGCTGAACCTTTACTATGGCGTTATGCCATGTCTCAACCATATATAGAAACTAAATCTTTTACATGTGAGAAAGATTTTACACTATCTTTTTCAAATGTAACTGAAAGAAATTATACACCATCCTACCTTAAAAGGCAAGTGGTTCCATTCGAACGAACGGAAATTAAACAGATTGGTGCTCCTAGAAAGAATCGAACTTTCATTTAATCCTTACCATGGATTTGTTCTGCCACTAAACTATAGGAGCAAATGGTACCCATGCTCAGATTCGAACTGAGAGAACTCCTCCTTTTGAGAGAGGTGACTTTGCCAATTTGTCCACATGGGCATAATACAACAGGATACTTTTTACGCTGCACTACCAATTGTGCTAATCTTCCATCAGAAAGATATAGGACTCGAACCTATAACATGCGGCTTTCAATGCCTTTTGTGTTGCTGAATGTATCCTAAAAACAACAGGTTAGTTTTTTTGCTACGAGAATCGAACTCGCAATTTTTCCTTAGAAGGGAAACGTCCTACCATTGGACTAAGCATAAGCTTTTTTTGCTGAACCTAACCTAAAACTTGGTGCTGCCTGTTGGAATCGAACCAACTTCCGAGGCTCTTCAGGCCCCTGCTATGACCACATCAGCTAAAGCAGCATATTGAATTTGCAAGCATGGGACACTCCTTCATTTCCCAACATTTTACCCTTGATACAAAGCCGGCAGGGTTAGAGGTACGCAGTTCTAGTTGATACTTGACTTTCGGTTCCAGCGCTTAGTCTTTCTCTTGTGTATGCCTACACTGGATTTCTCAACATCTACACTTGCAAAACTTGGTACCTCGTGACGGTAACGATCCGCCGTATCCCACTTGTAAGGAGGGTGTTCTACCTTTAAACTAACGAGGCATTAATTACATGGTGGGTCCGTTGCCATTTCTGAAACCAACTTCACCACCTTCTTTTTCAATTTTCTTAATCACATCTTCAAAAAGAATAGGACGAAAATCTGTTTGCTCAACACAGACACAATGGTATCTAGTGTCGATTACACTCCTGTAACCGTTCCCCATAGTCACACGACCTGTATGGAGATGGCCATGAATGTTTGTTCCAAAACGACCAAGACTTTCTGGATGAATTGGTATATGACTAAGAATCATTCCGTTCATTACATGATATGCACGAAGTTCACGGAAGTATTGTCTATATTCTTCATCACGGAAGATATCATGGTTACCACGAATAAGAACCTTGTCACCGTTAAGTCTACTCATAATTGAAAGTGCTTTACGATTGATAACAACATCACCAAGGTGATATACTTTATCATTTGGTCTTACTGTTTCGTTCCATCGTTTTACCATTTCCTCATCCATTTCCTCAGGATCAGTCCATGGTCTAATTTTTTCTCCTGTTACAGAGTCGGTGAATCTACACACCCCTGCGTGACCGAAGTGTGTGTCACTTACAAGAAACACAGCAGGCATATTAATCTCCTTAAATATTTGAACTGAATGGAATCTCAATTCCACCGGCAGAAATCCATCCACCGGTGGAACTATGCTTCTCATCCTCATCATAAGTCAAACCAAGAACCTTCATCATTTTATGTTTGACACGAAGGTTAGGTTGACGATAACGGTCAGTTGCTGTAAAACCCATCATCGTTCCAACTTCAACAACTGCACCACTACGACAGATACCAGCATGACAGTGAACCAAAACATTCATGTGATTCTCCATTGCAATCTGCAACAAAGCAACCAAGTTGATTGCTTGTGCATTTGAAATTTTAAAATCATCATCAATTCGGTCACTATCTTCCGCATCTAAAAATTCGAAGCGGTGAATCTCTTTAAATTGTCTCTTGGGTTCAGGGAAAAAGGTGGCAGGGTCTGCTATCTGAATGAGCATAGAGTTCTCGCCCATATCAGAATGCCAACCATTCTTCACATCATCCCAAGAGACATTTTCAATCCAACGAATACTCATTTTAAACTCCTTGGGGTGACTAACGGGTAACGATCCCGTGCTACAACTTTCACAGAGTTGGGTGCTTCCATTACACCATAGTCACCATTAATTTTGTTCTGCTAGAATACGCTTCAAACGGTCTGCACAGAAAGAAGCAGCAGGTGCATCTGGTTTAACCATAGGAGTCATGTTACATGTTCCTTTGATATAACCAATCGCTTGTTGCACAACGCATGAAGAACCAAATTCATCATTCTTGTTCAAGTCCAAATGAACTTCAACATGATAATCTTCTAGCACTTCAGCTAATGATTGGAACAATTCTGATACCTTATATACTTCTGTCATCAGACGCATAGCAGGTTTACTTTTCTTGTGGTCATAGTCTAATTCACGGTCAACATAACCGAAAATTTTACAACCATGGCGGCCATCAATATGAACGACAACCGCTAATGCGTAGTCAGCATACCATACACCATTAACTCTAATACGTTCTGAGTCGGCACCCAAGTATACACGGGTATCAGGTCCTTGTGTTGCAAGGAATTGCTTGACTTCATCTAAGTTGAAATTTTTCATATCAATCACCTCTTTAAAAAAATTTGGCATCCCGGCAGGGACTCGAACCCCGACCAACAGTTTTGGAGACTGGTATGCTGCCATTACACTACCGAGATATAATACAACAGAATAGTATTTGCCGACTAAGACAAATTATG